GAGTGCCCTTGACCACTTCTGCTATCACTCCTGATAACACTCCCTCTTCAAACAAAACTTCCTTAATACACTCTTTTATTAATGGTTTGAGTGTAGACTTTAGCTGTGATTTTTTCATTTAACGCCTCTTAGAACCTCATTTAATGCGCGATTAATCTTATCGCCCTTTGTGAAAAGCTTATCTATGTTCTTTTCTTGGTTTTCTCTCATTATATAGGCGCCGGGGGCAGATGGCTCCGATACAGCATCAAAACAGATCAACTGAAGATCCTCTTGTACTACCTGTGCGCCACCCTTCCCTTCTTGGAGGGATCCCAGAGCACGAGAAGAAAAGCCAAACTTAACTCCGCTTTGGTAAAGGCCCTTTAAGACATCGCCGGCTGGAGTGTTTAAAACTTGAATAGTTCCAAGAACGTCGTTGCCGTCCCACCAAATTCTATTAACCATGTGAGAAGCGTTCTTGAGACTAATAACTTCGCCTTCCGGATGGTCGCACTCGCCTAAAGCTCTTTTCTCGTTAACCAATTTTTGATAATTTTCAATCTCTCGCATTAAAACATTACGAGGATAGACACGTTGGTTTCCGTTAACGGCCTCGGCCTCTTGAAGCTTGGCGGCAAAAATCAATTTGCCCTCTTTTAACATGCTCTTTTCGCCTTCAGTGAGATAATCTTTACATCCCCGATCATCGCACCTTAATTCGTAAAATTCTCTTAAAAGTCTTTTAGACATTTATTAACCCTCATTTGCGGGCGCTACCCGCATGATATTAGAACCCTTGCAGCACCGACGAACCGGTTGTAGCGACCACTTATCCGTCCAATAGCTTGTGTTCATATTTAACTCCGTCGTCTCCAAATACTGTACATAGAACATATGATGTTCCAGAGCTTAAACAGCCTAGCAAAAACAAATTAGCTAAGTTATACTCAAATGTAAATAGTTCTGTATATCGATTAATTCCAAACAAAAAGGCGCCTGCCCAAAAGCCCAAACACATCGGACATCTAAAAAACTTATGCGAAGGTCTTATTCTATCAAAGATTGTTCCGTAGGCAAGAATCTGTGTTAAACCGTAAGCTGTTAAAATAAAATATATTAGATCCATTCACGCCTCTATTCGTACATACCATAGAGGCCATACGCGGCGTTGTAGCCGGCGTAGTCGGCATTATTGCCTTTGCGCTTCTCATGAGGTACTTCGCCCAGCTCTGTGGAATCTTCATCATCAGGCTCAAGAAGCTCTTGTTCAAGCTCCATTTCGTATCGTTGGACCGATTGATAATATGGTGCCTCTTCGTGAAAGAACTTTGCGATTGAATAGATTGCACTTTGTACTGGATCTGATTCTGCGGGGCTCACACTTTCAAGTAGCATTCCCTCTAGGGATCCATAGACATTTCCACCCCGAATAGAGGCAGTGTCTATTACTCCCCTCTTGGAGAGAAATTCAAAAAACCTGGATTGAGTAGCATAGACGTGATCCCCATACTGCTCTTTGGACAAGGCCAATATCTTATTCTTTTTACCGGAAACTACAATATCTATCTCTGGGTGGTCAAAAATCATAATGTCGCCATCTAATGATTTGCGTGCCTTTAATTCTACGACCGCATCGATTGCTGGTTCTACTGTTATATTAATGCTCATTGCCAAAAATCTCTTGTATAAGTGTTTGAATCTTGAGAATCTGCTGTAGGGATTCTCGATTTATTGGTTTTTTACCAGCCCCTTCGAGATAACTAATAATCATTTTCATCTTGTCGGCCATTTGCTTGTCGTTTTTGATCTCCTCGATCTTTAACGATTCATCCAGCTTTTCTCTAAGTCTGCCTAATTCCTCATTAAGGTGAAACTTAAACTCCACTCCATTATTGATGAAAGACATGACATATTTATTTAATAGAGCTTTCTGTTCTTCAAGAAGCTCGCCAGCATATTGCTGATTGAACTTATTAACAAATGTCTTTACAACAAGCTTAGAAACTTTAGTCTCTCTTTCCTCTTTTAATACGCTCTTTGAGGAAGTCAACTTTCTTAAAACATGCTCCTCCAGGAGAACTCTTGATTTTGCGGAGACATCATCCCCGAATATTTGCGACAGGGTTGCCAAATCTTTATAGTTTGGAACAAAGTTAGAATAAACACCACTTGAAAGAGTTTTATTTATCTTATTGATTACTGTGCTTTGTTCATTAAATATTTCTTTTGAGTCAAGTTTTCTGTACTCTTTTTTTGCCTCTTGGATTAATTTTTCCGCAGGGAGGGGATTCATTTTTTGGCTTCGCGAAAGTGTTTTATACAAATCCAATTCTTTTCCTAAAATCGCCTTCTTGGTGAAGTGTTCTTTAAGGATTGTGATTGCTTTGTCTCTTTTATCAAAGTCCTTAGTAATTGTTTGCTTAACCACCTCTCTCACTAATGTCTCGTACAAAAAAGCGGTATTTCTTTTTTTATTATGTTTCGGCATTGTCTTTACGCTCCAAATCTTCAATTATCATTTTAATATCACGGTTGACTTCAAAAAGTTTAGTTTCTTCCCGTTTATAATTAGTGTCTTTGTTCTCAGAAATGCCCTTTCCAAGTCCTAACAATTCTTTTGCTCCCGCAGGAAGGAAATTGTGAACCGTTTGTCGCTTGGGTAACCGTGCGACTTCAGGGGATTTCATGTGTCGTTTTCGAGGGCCCTCTGATTTTCTCTTATCATATGTAACAGGCTTATACCAACCGTGAGACTTGTCTGTGGTTGTCTTGCCAGTTTTCTTATTGACGTATGTAACCGGTTCATCTCGCTTTCCGGGAGCTTCTGGTGTTGGCGTTTCCATCCCAGGCGCTGCTAAAAGTGATGTATCTGGCGCCTCTGCAGCAGGTTCTTCGGTACCGACGTCGAGTTCTCCACCAAGCTCTCCACCAAGTTCTCCACCTAGCTCGCCGCCGAGCGCACCACCAAGTTCACCACCAGTAAAGGCACCTTCGCCTTCTGCGGCGCCTACGTTTTCAAGAGCAGCTGCAGTATAACGATCATAAAAGATTTCTCTTTGATTTCTCAAGAAGTCTTCTTCAGACATGTCGAATAGATTTCTAGCAATCCACCGCTTACTAAAGAAGCCTTCTGCTGCTTGAGAGGCAACACTAAATTTGGTATTCCAAGTTTCAAGCTCTTGAAGTTCCGCGATCTTAGAAGGATTGTGTAATTTAAGCTTAAAGGACAATAGATCATCGCCTCTAAAGCCCAGCGTATAAAGGTGAATAATTCCGATCTTTTCTAGCTCAGAAATGACTGCTCTCTGTAACCGTTGTACTGTTCTAGCGAATCGAATGTCCTTTTGCGCCAAAGTGGCCTTATCTTCGTCGGCACCTTCTGATCTGGAAAGATATGAGGCTGGGATCTTAAGGGCCGAAAACAACTTATCCCTTAAATATTTAACGTCGTCAATATCCCCAGTGTAAGTGCCTCCTGGCAAATTCTCAATCTTGGTCGAGGCACCACCGCGAACTGGAATGTAATAGTCCTCTTCAACGCTCATGGGGTTATAACGAAGGTCAACGCGGCCAGTGTCCGGATCTACAATCTGATTTCTCTTCATCGATGTAATGACTCGCTGCATGTATTGTTCTACGTCTTGAGGCGGGATATTCCCGACATCGACATAAAACACCCTTCTTTCGGGGGCGCGGACGATACGATAAGCCATCATCGCGTCCTCAAGAAGAACTAGTTGCCTCCAGATACGGCGGGCGCCGTCTAGAACCGAAGTTCCATATGGAGCAAATTTATCATTACCAAGGATTCGAAAGTGTGCGATTTGCCAATTTTCAAAAGTGACTCCTCCGCTATTCCACTGAAACTGTACATAGTTCGGATTGTTTTGGTCTTGACCTTCCATTCTCTCTATCTCTGCGCTGGGAAGGCCCACAACCTGCCTGATTCCCATGTCTGCGTCGATATCCAAGTAGAGATAGAAATCGCCGTATTTGCACATAGTTCTAGACCACCCGAAAAGGTTAAACTCGACATTTAAGACATTATAATATAGTGTATTTAATAATGTTTTGATTTCTTCATCGGCGGTTTCAACCATCAACATTTTTTGAATACTATTGTGAGTGGTCATTTCATCAGCATATATGTCTAGTGCGGAGGCGATCTCTGGAGTATATTCCATTTGCTCAAAGTCGGAGTACCTCTGCAGTCGACCTTGTGACTGCATGGTAAAACTAGACATATTGTCGTAGGGATTATAGCCTTTTCGCTCAAACTTCTGGCCTCCGACATCTTTAAAAGTCTTGGCGTACTTGTCCAGCCTTCGCCTTCTTAGCTGGCGAGTGTTTTGTGATCTGATATTGATGAGTGGCCCAGAAAATAAGCGTGTTAATCGCTTATAAAGCGGAGAGTCCGGATTCCTCGTGGGTTTAGAATTTTGTGGTGCCATTTTTTATCCCTTTAATAACCAAATAAATTCTTTATTGGTGTTACGTTGTTCGACAGCTTTCTCAAATAACTCTACGTGTTTTGGTTTAGTCATCCCAGGTATTCGAGAATCAATATGTGTCTTACTACTCATTATAGAACCTATCATAGCTTTTTTATACTCTAAATCTCTTTGATTTTCTACCAAGGCCGTATCTCGCACCCAACAACCAATAGCACAAGCCATAATTAAGTCATCATTATAGCCTCTTTGCGCCTCTGCTCTACCGTTCCTCCAAATGAACGTATCTAGCTCATTAACTAGACGCTTAGAATAAATAGTAAGTAACTTGTTTCTTATGAATTCTTCAAACTTAGCAATGATTAAAGGACGTGTTTTTAATGAAGTGGTAAAACCAGCAACACAGCTTGAATGAGTCTCAGCCGAGACTTGATCAATATATTCATGTGTTGACTTGATAGAGTGATAAACGTTTGGATATAATTTTTCTTTTAATTTCTCCAGTACAGCAAAGCCAACAGTGTTGTTCTCAACCACAACCATCGCATTTCCATACTCTTTTCCAGCGTCGTATACTATATTAGTAAATAAGTCTGGTGTTACTTTGCCTTGATACTCTGCAATGATTTCCATAGTTTCTAGCTTAAAAATATGAAATACCGATGAGTCTTTCCCGTCGCCTCTCGCGACATCAGCAACAAGAAGATACGTATTTTCTGGTTTAAACTCTTCCCATATCCAAAAGTTCCTATCAAAGCCTGTTCTGTATTTGGGGTCTTCTATAAGCTTCTTTAGTTTTCTTATATTCTCGCCATAAATTACAGTCTCGCCAGAGGTGTTAAAATTACATTCATACTCTTGAGCAATTTGTCTT